AGAATAGAACGCCTCGAAGATTGAGCAGTATTCAGAGTCAAAAGCCTCTTGGCTAATCTTAGCCGCCGTGTCGGAGTAGTCGATTGTAACAGCTACTTCATACACTCCTGTGTAGTTCCCAAGAAGCTGACCACCTACTGATGCCGAGATTGTGGCTGATGGGAATAGCTTTGTCCCAATCCTATTTGTCTTATAAATATTAAGGCCAGAGATTGATGCAAGAAGGCCAGCAATCGCATCCTCCACATTGATTTGAACGCTGTTATTCATTTCTTTGCGGTTGCTGTGATGTCTAGGGTCATCGCCCTTGACCAAGTTCGATTTTGACTAATAACCGCAGGGCTGTCCCCAGTCACCTTCGCCACATAGAAAGTTATGTTTGAGTGATCGGTGAGGTAGCTTGCTAGGTCTGGGTCACGATAGAGTTGTTCTAGGATGTCATAAAACTTGGCATCGAAGTCGACTCTTGCCGTGGTGTCTGCCCTTGCAACATAGGTTATCGAGGCTGGGGTTTTGAATACGCCAGAAAAAGGCACAAGCTCCTCCCCGCTGATTTCAGCTTGAACCGTCACGCTTGGCATCGTGCGAGCCGTTCCCCTCTCGCTGGTAAAGAAGTTCACGCCAGTAATTCCAGAGACAACATTAAGGAGAGCGTTCTCCACCTCCCTTTCAATCGAAGCCATTAGGTAGTAATTTCCGCAAGCTCGATAGTATAGGAAAGGCCATCGGTGCTTTGCGAAAATCCTCCGATCATACGCTCCGTGCCGCTCACGGTGCAGAGTGAACCAATCGTGGGGGCAGAGATTGACGAAGCCAAGACAACGAGGCTCTGGGTAATATTGAATACCTCTCCACCAATATCTAGTTGACTAGAGGTTGCAAGGTCTGTGACTGATGCGGAAACTGCGGAGGATGCAAGTCCAGTAACGGATTGATATAGGTCTTGAATCATATAGGACAAGTCCGTTGCAAAGTAGGAGGTGCTGATTGTGCCAGCCATAAAATCACCTCCTATGTCAATCCATCCTAAACATCCCATCAAAATCAAATATGTTGTCAGTTTCCCACTCGTTCTTTTGGGGAAAGAAGGCAGTCGGTTTGCCCCTTCTCACTACTGATGCAAGAACGATGGGGGTACTATTGATAGCCCAGAAATCCTTTGCTCCTCGAATTGCCTTTGCCATCTCTGAAACGCTTGGGGCGGTGTAGGTAGAAAGCCCTTGAATCTGAATCTCTGGGGGGGTCATCACATAGAAGTTGTCTTTGCCTAAATCGTTTCGTGCCTTGGTGATAAGCTCTAGCGGATTGCGGTAAAATCCTTGGCTATTTCCAAAGGCGGCCACTAGGTTGTAATTCTCTGGAAGCCCCACGGCTGGTTTATCATCTAGCTTGTCGAGGATGATGCTGGTCTTGTCTGCGGCCTTTATCTCTGGGTGACTATATACAAAATCCGTCCAGCTTCTTTTGCTTTTGCGATAAGCCTCATACTTTTTCGGCCATATTTCTAAATCTAAAACATTTCCCTTATTTCCTGATTTTACATAGGAGACAAGATCAAAGACTGAATGATATTGGGGGAAGCAATCAAAGAAAACTTCGTGGCCTTGGTCGGCTAGGTATTTGCAAGCCGGGAGGCAACGAAGCACATCCCCCAACCTCTGCGAGTATTTGATTGTTTTTTCCACGCTTAATTCCTAACGCCAGCCATCGTCAATATATTGGGTAAGGACAAATCGGATTTTCTTATCTTATCCTCTGGGTTTGAGTGATAAATTGGGGTGAACCCAGCCGATTCCATAACTTCGCACAACCCGCCGGCGGTGAAGTGATGGAAGTGTTCGTTCTCCCTCCTGTGCTTCCAATGGTAGAACCAATCATCCCCTAGATCGTGAAACCAAGGGACAGAGATTAGGATTTGATTGGTGTGAAGTTTTGCTAAGAAACTGGATATGTTTCTTGTCTCAAGATGCTCGATTGAATCAAAAAAGGTTACAAGGTCGCAGTCTATAAAGAGTGAGTTTGTTTTGATTACTGGTTTCTTTAGGGGGTAATCAGAGACATCATACCCGAACGATTTCACGCCATTATTGGCACAAACAGAAAGAAAGTCGCCGTTCCCATAGCCAAAATCTAGTACTGAATCAAATTTGAAAAGCTCTTTGCATAAGGCAAATCGCAACTCCGACATCGGCCTAGTTGTCTCATACTTATCATAGCGTTCTTCCGAATACTCTTTTGAGTAAGTCGGGATAGCCCCAGTCACTAGGTCTTGGTAAAGATGGCCATAACCCAACTTCGTGTATCCATTCATTTTTTCACCAACTCGCAAAGTGCCTTTTTAATTACATATTCAATCACGGCTTCTGGGTCATATTTTAATGCCAGCATCCCCGCCTCAAAAAGTTCCTTCTTGGCCTTGTCGTCATAGGTGATATCAACCTTTACATACTTGGTTTTGCAAGGCTGAGACTTCCCGAACTTAATCATACCAAGCCCCTTCGTATCCTCCCCCTTTTTTGATTTTCTACATCCAATTATTTGCTTTGCGTTTTTCATATATTGCTTTCCCCTTTTGGTAGTGTTCGGGTTTGTTGTGGTTTTTAAGTAGCTCATCGGGGTTGCCTCCGGTGAACATCGGATTCTCGTGTTTGAATTGGATGTGTCTAGCCTCAACTATTACTTGATCTTCGTATGCCTTGTCCGTATGCTCGTTGTCCCCATAAATACCATCGCTCTCTTGATAGTCTGGATGGAACATATAGCCCCCCTGCTTCTTTAGCCTAGATTGCGTCATAATAGCCATACAGAGGAGTTTGTCGGTTCGTAGCCCATCTGATACTGCCAGCACTTTCTCCCCCGCTGTATCCCCCATAGCGGTTGAAATTAGGGCATCCCAATGGCGAGGTGGTGTCCAATCATCGCTCATTTGAATAATAATCTCTCCCTTGGCCATTTTTGCCCCTGCGTTCCAAGCGTTCACAATCCCACCCGGATTCACTCGGATTGCTTGGTGGGGGGTGTAATCAACGGCTTCATCGTGATCAACCATAAACAACCATTCAACTTCGAGAGGCTTTTGAGCTAGGGAAAGCCATTGCCATCGTCTTTGCCAAGCGATCTGTGGCCTCCCCTTGGTTGCGTGGATAATGCTGATCTTGGGGGCGGGTCGCATCTTCTTAATCTTTTCAGCCTCGCCAGCCTCTCCCACACACACGGCGGCCGTCTCATATAAGTCCATCGCCTGCCAGTTGTAGATTGCCTCGACAAGATTCCAATAGTGGGTTTTAGGGCGATGAAGCGACATACAAGCCCTTGCCGAGCCGTAGGTCTTTAGCCAGTTGCCCTTCCCTGCCCAATGGTTTGCTATATAAAAATAAGCCTCTCGGCGGTCTGGTTGGAGGGCTACTGCTTGCCCTAGATAAGAAAGTCTCTCATTGTCTGGAACACATCGGCCAAGATTGCAAAGCACATCATATCGAAGCGTATCCTCTAGCTCTGAAAAGGCTAAGGCTCGCAAGCTAGAATCAATGCACTTGTCCATCTGATTTGATAGGAAGTATTCTTGGGCTTGGTAGTAAAGGGCGTTGGGGGCGGTGGAAAGCGTGTCGGCTAAGATGTTAAAGTTCCTTTCCGCACTTTTGGCCTTATAGCCGTTAGGTTTGTGGATTCTGAAAATCTTATCTAGGCCAATAGTCTTGTTTGGCTCTTTAGTAACAAGCATTTCGTGGACTCGGTTCTTCCAATTACAAGTTCCCCTCTTTGAAATTTCTTCTCGGAGGGGAATAAGCCCAGCGTTGTCCACATTATACTTTAACGCCACGAGGTGAGCGTCTTTCTCAACGGCAAGATCAATAGCCTCCTCAACAACCTTTGCCCCATCCTCGGCCATTACATCGTCAGCATCGACCCATAAACACCAATCGTTTGAACACGCACCAAGAGCCGTGTTCCTAGCAGTTGCAAAATCGTCTATATGAGGCCAATCAGTTCTTTGATTCTGGTAGTGAACGATTTTTGCACCCAGACCTTTGGCAATTTCTTCTGTTTTGTCTGGGACAAGATTCCCCCTAGCGATGCAGACAACAAGCTCCGCTGAAATGGGTTTGAAACTTTCCAAACATCGGCCAATGTATTCTTCTTCATTGCCTGCAATTAAATAGGTGGAGATAGGATATTTCAAGGGGATTTCGGGGTTGAGGATTTTAGCTCATAAGGATGTCAAAAAAGAAAAGGGGGGAGAGCTTTCGCCCTCCCCCCATTCCTATGAAACAACCAACAATTCTTTAGGCGAAGTTTGTGGTGATACGAACCGCCGCATTCGGGTCAATCACGACCTCGTCGGTGTTCATACGCACACGCAACACTTGGCTACGGCGAGCTTCGTCACGATAGCTTTCAGAGACAAAACCACCAGCCGAGTCACCCGACCAGACCAAGGTGCGTCCGATTCCACCGGCGGTGAACTCACCACCAGCAATCTGACCTACGATGATCTTGGTGTCTGGAACAACGAACGAACCAGAATAGGTTTTGTTCTTGCCAGCGGTGTTGTAAGCCGCACGGCCTACGAGGAGATTC